ATACCGGAGGTGGAGGTGGAGCAAAACCATGGGGAGCACCAGGATCTAGTGGTGGATCTGGAGTTGTAATTATAAGGTATAAATATAAATAATATGGCACATTTTGCAAAATTAGACACGGATAATGTAGTATTAAATGTATTAGTAGTGAATAACTCTGATATGTTAGATGAAAACGGACAAGAATCAGAAGCAGTAGGAATTCAGTTTTTACAAAACTTAGAAGGATGGCAATATTGGAAACAAACTTCTTATAATACAAAAGAAGGTGTTTATTATGATCCAAATACTAACCTACCTGCAAGTGATCAATCTAAAGCATTTAGAGCAAATTTTGCAGGTATAGGAATGGTATACGATGCTGAATTTGATATATTTAGACAAGCATCAAAACCTTTTCCTAGTTGGATTTTAAATACTACTAAAGGTATTTATGAAGCTCCAGTACCAGAACCAGAACCAATTAAAAACATAGATCAAACTCCACCCCTTACTTATTACATATGGAATGAAAGTACCCAAGTTTGGGAACTACCTTCTTAATATTGACAATTTTATAAAAATAATTATATTCTCTTTTATAAATATAAAGTATGAAAATAAGAGTTTTATCAGAGACCATTGTTGCAACTGGAAATATTCCAAATGTGTGTAACATAGATCACCAACATATAGCTGAAACTATTTTTTCAAAAAGAAAATTTTTTGTTGAGACCTCAGATAATTTATATAATGACATTCATTTAGATTTTAATACTCAGATTAATAAAATTAATAAATATATCATAGAAAGATTTAAAGTTGATTATGATATTGATTTAATAGAAATGCCTTCTAAAGCTATTTATTCAAAAACAGGTGAAAATACATATCTTAGAAATCATTTAAATAAACATGATATTCACAACGCTGCAGATTATGTGTGTATTTATATGTTATCAGGTAATGAAACTATGAATGATAAAATGGGAAAAATGATAATTCATTATTCTGATCACAGAGATCCAGACAAACAGTTTATAATTCCTTATGAGCAAAACGCTTATGTAATTATAAACTCTGATACAAATTATTATTTTACACCTAACGGTGCACCTTACGATAGGATACTAGTAATCACAGAGTTTCAAAAAGGTTAATTATGAATTACGAAAATACTTTTTGGTTTTTTCAAGGTGTTCTTCCACACAAGTTTTGTGATGATGTTATTGAGTATGGTAATTTACAACAAGAACAAATAGCAGTCACAGGTGGATTTGATGTTAATAATTTAAAAGAAGAAGATTTACTTAATATACAAAAGAAAAGAAAATCAGATATAGCATGGCTTTCTGATAAATGGATCTATAGGCAAGTTATGCCTTATGTATATGATGCAAACAAAAATGCTGGTTGGAATTTAGATTTAGGGGAACCGGAACCATTTCAATTTACTAAATACAAACTAAATCAATTTTATGGTTGGCATTCTGACACTTTTCCTAAACCCTATGAAGATGGTACCACAAGAAAACTTTCGGTTACTTGCCAGCTAGTAGATCCTTCTGAATTTGAAGGAGGGGAATTAGAATTTCAACCAAGATCAGTAGAAGACCCTAATGTAGTAATTAAACCTGATAAAACTTTAACAAAAGGCTCTGTGGTTGTTTTTCCTTCTTTTATGTGGCATAGAGTAAAACCAGTAACAAAAGGAGTTAGATATTCTTTAGTTATGTGGAACAGAGGAAGTATGTTTAGATAATGAAATACAGTGATTTTAAAAAAGATAAGTTTGCAGTTATTAAAAAAGCAATTGATCCTAAAGTTGCAAATTTTATTTATAATTATTTTTTAATGAAAAGACAGGTAGCAGCTACTTTATTTGAAACAAAATATATTTCTCCTTTTGAAAGTATGTTTGGAGTATGGAATGATGCTCAAATTCCAGATACTTATTCTCATTATGCTGATATAGCAATGGAAACTTTATTATTAGCTGTTCAACCTGTTATGGAAAAAACAACAGGTTTAACTTTGATTCCAAATTATTCATATGCAAGAATATATAAAAAAGCAGATATTTTACATAGACATAAAGATAGATTTTCTTGTGAAATATCTACTACTTTAAATTTAGGTGGAGATGAATGGCCTATTTATATTAACCCTAATGCAAAAGCTGGATATGTTTATGGTAAACACAAAGGTATTCATGAAACACAGGATTACCAACCAAGTAATGAAAAAGGAATTTCTATTAATTTAAAACCAGGAGACATGTTAGTATATAGAGGAAGTGAATTAGAACATTGGAGAGAACCTTTTCAGGGAGAAGATTGTGGTCAAGTTTTTTTACATTATAATAATATTAAGACACCTGGTGCAGAAGAAAATATGTTTGATAAAAGACCTCATTTAGGTTTACCCGCAGAATTTAAAAGAAAGGATAAGTAATGGCTTGGCCAACTATTTCCCTAGATAATTTTTTAGAAGATCCAGACCTTGTCGCAAACTATGCTAAGAAATTAGAATTTTTTGCAGGGACATTACATCCTGGCTATAGAACTAAATGTCTTTCGGAAAGCGACTTTGATTTTTATAATGCAGTTAATTTAAAAATATTATCTGTATATTTTCCTTATGAAACAGCTAATCTAAGATTTAAAGCAGATACTTTTTTTCAATTAGTTCCACCTAATATGATAGATGGTTTTGTACATAGAGATACCTATCATGAGATAACAGGTATTGTTTATTTAAGTGAGGGAATAGATGCTGGAACTTCTTTATTCAAACCATTAAAACCATTTCCTGGAAATTTTGGAACTCACAAATATGAATACTTTTCAAAGTTTAATAACAAGAAAAAACTATCTCCTGCTTTTATAAAAAAATACAAAGATCATAGAGAAGAATGTTTAAGTTATTTTAAAAAAACACAAACTATAAATTCAGAATATAACAGATTATTAGTCATAGATTCTAATGCTTTTCATGCAGCAGAAACTTATGAAGCAGAGGAAAACGCTCCGCACAGATTAACTCTTATTTCTTTTATAAGAGATATCACTAATACAGAAAAAACTATTAAACGACCTGGTGAAGAGCATTTTAATATAAAATAGCTCTATGTCTAACATCAATAAAGATTTTCTTTCTCTCTTAAAAGACATTCATTACCCAAGCAAAAATGAAGGTTGGCATGTAGAAGGTATACTACATAGTAAAACCAATAGACCCTATAAATTTGATTTAAGTCCTCTTCAAAATTTTTCAGATAAAAGCATAGGTAAAATAGGAAGTTTTGATACTAAAGCAGAAAAAATAGTCTTTGATTTTATTGATAAATGGGTTATTTTAGACGTTGAGGAACTTCATGAGTATATTAAAAAGATTCCTAATAAGTCTTTTATATTAGAAGATTTAATGACCAATTTAGAGTGGAGTATGATAATATCAAAATAATATGTTGCAAAAAATTCAATTTAAACCAGGTTTTAACAAACAGCAAACATCTACAGGGGCAGAAGGTCAATGGGTGGATGGAGATAATGTTCGTTTTAGATATGGTCAACCAGAAAAAATAGGTGGTTGGCAAGAGTTAGTAAATGATACGTTATCCGGCCCAGTACGAGATCAGCACACTTGGACAGATTTATCAGGGAAAAGATATGCTGCTCTTGGTACAAGTAAGGTTTTAGTTATTTATTATGAAGGTGCTTTTTACGATATTACACCTTTAAAGACAGCTCAAACAGGGGCTACTTTTGATTCTACTACTGGTTCCGCGACCGTCACTGTTAATTTAACAGGTCATGGGCTATTGATAGGAGATTATTTTATTTTTACTTCTGTTACATTACCAGGAGGAGGTGTTACCGGATATACTACAAATGATTTTACCAATAATGTTTTTGAAATAGTAAGTGTTCCTACGGGAAATACATTTACTATTACCATGGCATCTAATGAAACAGGAACAGGAATGTCTGCTCAAGGTTCTTCTACAGTCAATGGTTATATTGATGTAGGACCTACTTTTCAAACAGCTGCCTATGGATGGGGAGCAGGTGCTTATGGAGAGGAAGAATGGGGTACAGCGAGATCTAGTACCAATGTTACATTAGATCCTGGTTCCTGGTCTCTTGATAATTATGGCCAGTTGCTAGTTGCAACAGTCAGGAATGGTCCTACTTATACCTGGGATCCTTCTGTAGGTGGAGCTTTAGATACAAGAGCAGAGGTAGTAAGTGGAGCACCTACTACATCATTAATGAGTTTAGTATCAGATAGAGATAGACATTTATTTTTAATGGGAACAGAAACAACTATTGGAACAGCTTCTACACAAAATAAAATGTTTATAAGATTTTCTAATCAAGAAGATATTAATGTATGGCAACCAACAGCGACTAATACAGCAGGTACATTTCTCTTGGACCAAGGAAATGAAATTGTAACAGCGGTTCAAGGTAAAGATTATGTATTAGTACTTACCGATCAAGCAGCTTACGTAATTCAATTTGTTGGTCCACCTTTTACTTTTTCATTAAGACAAGTAGGTTCTAATTGTGGATGTTTAGGACAACATGCAGCAATTTATGCACAAGGAGCTGTTTATTGGATGGGCTTTGGTGGTGGGTTTTTTATGTATGATGGAACGGTTAAACAATTACCATCACTTGTTGAAGATTATGTATTCACTACGCAAGGTGGAGCGCCTGGTATTAATTATGACGCTAGTGAAATTACTTATGCTTATCATAACTCACTCTATAATGAAGTAGGTTGGTTTTATGCTTCTAAGACTTCAACACAAATCAACAGAACTGTAATATTTAATTTTTTAGAACAAAGTTGGACTACGGGAACTTTATCTAGAACTTCTTATTCAGACGCGCATACATACAATTTGCCTTATGCTAGTCAGTATAATTTAACAGGGACACCTACTTTCCCTATTATTAATGGAGTAACCAATACTTTTGGTTCTTCTAGATACTGGGCTCATGAAACAGGTGTTAATCAAGTAGATGCAGGAGGAAACAATACTGCAATATCATCTTACATTACATCTGGAGATTATGATTTATCCGAACAAGGATTAGCAGGAGATGGCGAATATATTATGAGAGTATCTAGATTTATTCCAGACTTTAAAAATTTATCTGGTAATGCAAAAATAACTATGTTTTTTAGAAACTATCCAGGTCAAACAGAACAGTCAGATTCTAATGGACCATTAATAACAGGGCCATTTACTATTAATACTACCACTACTTATGTAAGTACTAGAGTAAGAGGAAGACAAGTTAGTTTAAAAATTGAAAATGATTCTCTTAACGAAACATGGCGTTACGGAACATTAAGACTCGATGTTGCAGCTGGAGGAAGAAGATAATGGCAAAAATTACCGCAGTATTTCCAGATGTAATCATGGATCAACAAACGGGAGTAGATAATCATAGACAGTTAGTAGAAGCTTTAGATACACAAAAGAACCAATTAAATTTTGGTTATCAAGAAGATTTAAAACAAGAGATGCAAAGATTTGCATGGTTTAATATGAGGTTTGGTTGCTAATGAGTGGATGTAATAATGTCAACGTAGAACCTACAGTTATTGGTGGTGGAAATGGATCAAATGCTTATGATGCATTTGGAAGATTAAGAGTTTCTAATCCATTTACTATTTTTGATAGTTCAAATGTAATGTCAAAAA